GAAAGCTATCTCGAACAGGTCAAGCAGACGGGCGAGATCGCGCAGTTTCAGGTTCAGCAGGACGAGCAGAAGAAGCGATTCAAGCTGTTCGCGTAACCCAACCCAGTTTCGACAACAGGCTCGCTTCGGCGGGCCTTTTTTTATTTGAGGCCACGAAATGAGCGACGTAGTAGCGACTACCCCGAGTACTGAGGGCGCCGCGGCACCGAGCATCGAAACCGCATTCCAGAACTTCTGGGACGCTTCCGAAGCTGCTGAACGCCCGCGCGAAGAAGAAGCCGCACAGACGCAGCAGAACGACGCGCAAGAGGTTCGCGAGGCGCAAGCCGAGGAACAGGGTGCAGAGAAGCCGGAAGCCGCACAGGAGGTCGAGGAAGCACCTCAATACTCGTCGCTCAATGAAATGCTGGCCGCGCACAAGATCGATCCCGAATCGGTCATGGGCCTGCATGTCACGGCCAAGATCGACGGCAAGGAAATGCAGGTGCCGCTGGCCGACGTGCTGAAGTCGTATCAGTTGGAAGGCCACGTCAACAACAAGTCGATCGAGGTCAGCAACCAGAAGGCCGCGCTCGAACAGGAGCGCCAGCAGTGGCAACAGGCCACGCAACAGGCGCTTCACCAGCATCAGGCGATGGGCAATCTCGCCTTGCAGATGCTGAACCACGACTACCAGAAGATCGACTGGAACAGTCTGCGCGTGAACAACCCGGCAGAGTTCGCTGCATTGCAGACCGAGTTCGGCCAGCGCCAGCAACAGATTCAGGGCTTCCTGCAACAGGTCGATCAGGCCAAGCAGCAGGAAACGATTCAACAGCAGCAGGCGCGTCAGCAGGCGCTCGCGCAGGAAAACGACAAGTTATTGAGCGCGCGCAGTGAATGGCGCGACCCGCAAGCCTTTTCGAAAGCAAGAGATCAGATTGCACAGTACGCCCGCAGCGTGGGGTTTCAGGACGCCGAGCTTAGCCAGATATTCGACCACCGCATCATGCTTGTGCTGGATGACGCGGCGCGGTATCGGGCACTCCAAGCGGCCACTCCCCAGGCTCTGAAGCAGGTCCGGCAAGCGCCTCCGATGGCGAAACCGGGATCTCGGGTCGATAGTAATCCAAGTGCGGCGAAACGTCAACAAGTGATGGATCGCCTAGGCCGGAATCCACGCGACCAGGACGCGCAAGCAGACGCGTTCGAGTTTTTCGCGAACCAGTAAAAGGAGTTTGACATGTCCGTTCCGTCGAATACTTACCAGACGTACACCCAGACCAACATCCGGGAAGATCTGTCGAACCTGATCTTCAACGTCGATCCGTTCAAGACGCCGATCCTGAACATGACGAAGAAGAACAAGGCGACGCAGAACAACCACGAATGGGATACCGACTCGCTCGCAGCCCAAAACCTGTCGAACGCACAGGTCGAAGGCGACGATCCGAGCTCGCAGGTTCTCTCGCCGACCGCTCGCATGGGCAACTACGTGCAAACGTCGAACAAGGTCGTCCAGTTGTCGGGCAAGTCGCAGGCCGTCGTGGCTGCGGGTGGCACGAACAAGATGGGCTACCAGCTCATGAAGAAGTCGAAGGAGCTGAAGCGCGACATCGAAGGCATTCTGACCTACAACAGCGCGAAAGCGGCTGGCAGTTCGTCGGTAGCCGCGAAGATGGGCGGCCTGCCGTGCTGGCTGTACACCAACACGGTGTTCCAGACGGGCGGCACGCCGGCTGGTGCGAACCCGTCGCTCAACGCCAACGGCTGGACTGACGGTTCGAGCACGCGCACGTACAACAGCGCGACCACGGCTCTGACCGAAACGATGGTCAAGTCGGTATTGCAGAAGATCTACTCGGCATCGGGTGAATCGCCGGAATACGCGGTCGTCTCGCCGGTCAACAAGCAGATCATTTCCGGCTTCGCTGGTCCTGGCACGCGTTTCATCGAAGTGGAAGACAAGACGCTGAAGACGGCGGTCGATGTCTACCAGTCGGACTTCGGCGATGTGAAGATCATCCCGGACATCTTCCTGGCTCAGTCGAAAGACTGCTTCTTCATCAACCCGAACTACCTGCGCGTTGCCTATCTGCGCCCGTTCCAGACCACGCCGCTTGCAAAGACCGGCGACAGCGACAAGAAGATGCTGCTGGTTGACTATACTTTAGAGGTTGGGAACGAGAAGGCCCATGGTCTCGTAACCGATACAACCGGCTGAGGCTAGAAGTAAAGGATGGGGGCTTCGGCCCCCGTTCTTATACATGCTTCCAAATTTTCCGCTTCACAATGCAATAGCAAGTTTGCTGGGACACGCCGAACAATTTTGCGAGTTTAGTAGTCGGAATGCCGCCCGAATGCAATTCTCGGATCTTCAAAACCTGACATTCGGAAAGCTTATTTGAAGGATGTTTCGTACCTCGCGGGTGGTGCGAAACGGAATGCGATATGTTTTCTTGACGAGTAACCCACTCAAGATTGTCCGCCCGGTTATTTGCTGGGTCGAAGTCAATGTGATTGACTTCGTGATCTTCAGAAGGAGCTTCTCCAAGGAACACTGTCGCGACTAGGCGATGGACCATAAACCGACGCGTCGCACGCATCAGCGATAGCGTTACGCGGCGATGGCCGTATTTAGTGGAATCGTCCTGTTTCAAGTAGTGAACGGCTCCCTTGCTGCCGGTCCCAGTCACAAAACTGCGGACGCGACCAAGGTTCGAGACTTCATAACGGGATTCATAGCCGGGAATTGGCAACCAGATTTCATCCATTTCCACTCCTAACGAATGTGGGAATGATTCTACACGCTGTACAAGGCAACGAAGCGCTCTAGGGCGCTTTTTTATTGATCTCATCGCGGCGACTTTGGGGGCGGCTTCGGTCGCCCCACTTTTTTGGGGATTCGCAATGGCGCATTGGGTTCCAATCTCACCCGTCCGTCCCATTTCCGGGACCGGCCAGAACATCACTGTTGGCGCAACATCCGCTGCGACGGCAACTGCATTCGGAAGCGCGACGTTCGCTGTCTATGTGTCCACGACTGGCAATTGCCATCTTCGTCTTGGCAATGCTCCGGTGGCTGTGGCGACCGACATGCTCATCAAGGCATCCGATCCGCCGATCATGCTCAAGGTTGCCCCCGGCGAAAAGATCGCGGTGATTCAGGACGGCGCATCGACCGGCACATGCAACATCATCGAAGTCACGCACTGACATGAAAACGACCTACCACGAAGAGGACAGCAAGATTCACGTTGCCTATTCCGAGGACGTGGAATCGCTGCTGAATTACACCCATGCGAAGCGCTCGGCTGAAGGCGAGTTCGAGAAGATGGGCGAATTCAAGCACGTTATGCGCGTGCCGATGTCGGTCATGCTCGACATCAAGATCAAGTATGGCTGGGACTACATGGACCCGGATCACTGGCCGATGGTCTCGAAGATCCTGAAGCGCCCGGAATACGCGGCTTTTCGCACCACCAACCGGAAGATCTGACCATGCAAAAGTACGCCAACGCGGTGGCCGATCTCACTGGTGCGCCGGTGGCGAATGCATCGGTCCAGGTCAATTTGCAGGCCGGTGGTGCTGCGACGATCTATTCGGATAACGGCGCGACGCAGACAGCGAACCCGCTGACGACCGATACGACGGGAGCTTTCTCGTTCTATGCCGCGGACGGCCGGTATCAGCTTGTTATCAGCGGCGCGAACATCCAGACAGTGACGATGAACGATGTACTGCTCGTCGATCCGCTGCCGGCCGACCTTCCTACCTCGCTCCCTGCAAGTTCCGGTCAGCTCTGGAACAACGGGGGAGTTCTCTCGGTATCCTGACATGCTGAAACGAATCATCATTGCGGCCATTCTGTGGCCGCTGCTGGCGTTCGGCCAGAGCTACCCATCGCCGACGTTCAACAACGTCACATCACAGGGCACAGCCACGCTGAACAACGCGACCGTGAGCGGCACTTTCACCGCGACGGGAAAGATCGGCCTGGCAAGCCTGGCTGCACAGGCGGCTAATACGGTTGTCGGCAACGCAACGGGGTCCAGCGCGAGCCCCACGGCGATTACGGTCACCGGCTGCAACGGCGCGGCTCAAGCGTTGCAGTGGACCAACGGTTCCGGCTTCGGCTGCAATTCGGCGATCGCCACATCTGGCGCGAACAGCAATATCACATCGCTCTCTGGTCTCTCTACGGCTCTGTCTGTAGCGCAAGGCGGAACAGGCGCCACGAGTGCATCTGCGGCATTGACGAGTCTTGGCGCGGCCCCCGCAGCGTCTCCGACCTTTACCGGCACCGTCACGACTGCGGCGTTGACATCGACCGGCGCATTTACTCCATCCCAGACCAACGGCATCGTCGGAACTACGACGAACAACAGTGCAAATGCCGGGGCTGTCGGCGAGTACATCTGCGCGCAGGTGACGAACGGTGGATCTCCGGCCGGCTGCGCGACCAATTCAAGCACGCCTGTTTCGTTGACTACCGGCGTCGCTACAAACGTGGCCAGCATTTCGCTAACCGCTGGCGATTGGGATGTCTGGGGCGAGGTAATCACTGTTCCGGGTGCGACCACTACGATCGCCGCAGTCTCTGGCTGGATCAGCACTGCGTCGGCGACATTGCCGAACGGGTCTGGTTCCGTGGTGCCGTGGTTCTATCTGGCCGGTTCGCTCACCACCGGTCAGGGCACTGCGATGCCTATCACAATGACCAGGATCAGTCTCGCTTCGACGACGACAGTGTTTCTGGGTGCCTTTACATCGTTCGGGACATCAACGATGTCGGCATATGGCTTTATTGGCGCGCGTCGCCGGAGATAAGTCATGACCATTTTTGTCCCGTCACAGGGCAGCGGTACGCCAACAGGCGTCGCAGGCGTCTACGACTACAACTCGCTGAAGCAGGCCGTTCAGGACTGGTTTGCGCGTTCCGACATCGGGAACTGGATCGACTATTTCATCCAGATTGCAGAGGCCGACATCTATCGCGACATCATTGCGGGCAATCAGGGACGCGGTGTGCGTCCGATGGAAGCCTCCCTGAGCGTTGCTGTATCCAATGGCGCTGCTGCAGTTCCTGCAGACTATCTGGGTCTCAAGATTGCGCTCGTATCGCTCAACGGCAACACGTTCGAACTGCAGCGGGTCAATCCCGAGTTCATCTACACGCAATATCCGGCTCAGGTTGCTTCTGGCACGCCGGCGTTTATCGCGCGACAGGGCGCCAATTTCGTGTTCGGCCCGTACCCGGACCAGAGCTACACGATCACCGGGATTTACTGGAAAAAGGCACTCCAGTTGACCGCGGTGAACAGCACGAACTGGATTGTCAACACCATCCCGACGATCATGCTTGCGGCAACCAATCGTGCCGCTGCGCGATTCAACAAGGATCAGGAGGCTTACGGAATCTGGGATTCGCTCTATAACCAGCAGATCCAGAGCTACATCCTTACTGACCGTGCCGAGGAAATGTCTGGTTCGGCGCTCGCGATGGTGTCAGCATAATGCAACTGCCGATCGCCGATTACGCGCCAGATCTGCCGCCGAACAACTCCAGCGGTGCGTCTGCGAATATCGTCAACCTGTTCCCGCGCACGAAAGAATCATGGGGGCCGGTTGGAACTTTGTCGAACTTCAGTTCGAACGGTCTCACCTCGCAGTGTCTCGGCGCATTGATGGCGATCGACACTGGCGCGAACAATTACCTGTTTGCTGGCGACGCTGGGAAGCTTTATCTGCTGGCGCCCGGCAATACATCATTCGCAAATGTCAGCAAAGGTGGTGGCTACACGTTGCCAGTTGGCGAGCGATGGAATTTCACGCAATACGGCCAACGTGTCATCGCCGCGGCACAGGGGCAGAACCTTCAGTCCTACACGCTGAACTCAAGCACGCTGTTCGCGGACCTCGCGGGCACTCCGCCGCAGGCCCGCTACATCATGACGATCCGCGACTGGGTCATGGTCGGCAATACGTTCGACGGCACGAATGGGCAGCAGCCGCAACGGGTTCAATGGTGCGCGATTGACGATCCGACGACCTGGCCGGCTGAAGGCAGCGTGACGGAAGCGCAGTTGCTCTCCGGCTCGCAGATTATCCCTGGCGATCAGGGTTGGATCATGGGCATGGTCGGCAACCTCGGAACGTCTGACGGCGCGATCTTCTTCGAGCGCGCGATCTGGCGCGTGGTGTATCAGGGATCGCCGACGATCTTCGGGTTCTACCCGTGCGAAGGTGTGCGCGGCACGCCAGCACCCAAGAGTCTCGCGCAACTCGGAGCGCTCGTCTATTACCTCGGTGAAGATGGCTTCTATGCGTTCGACGGCTCGACCTCGACGCCGATTGGCGTGGACCGGGTGGACAAGACGTTCTGGGCCAACGTCAATACGTCGTTCCTTCAAAACGTGATCGGCGCGGTTGACCCGCTCAACCGTCTGGTGATGTGGCTGTATCCGTCGAATGGTTCTCCGGGCGGCATCCCTGATTCTTTGATCGTCTATAACTGGGCGCTCAACAAGTGGGGATTCGCGCAGGTCAACGCCGACTATATCTTCCGCGCGATCACGCAGGGTTATTCGCTCGATTCGCTGGACAGCACTGGATATACGCTGGATACGCTGCCGTTCTCGCTTGATTCGCGTGTGTGGACGGGTGGACAGGTGCTGATGGGTGCTTTCACGCCGCAGCACAAGCTGGCCTATTTCACAGGCTCGCCGGCCAACGCCACGGCAGATACGGTCGAGATTGAGCCTTTCGGCAGCAGCGGGAAACGGGCTTTCCTGACTAGCGTTCGTCCGATGGTTGATGGTGGATCGCCTACGGTCCAGATCGGCATGCGCAACCGCCTGATCGACTCGCCGACGTTTACCACCGCGAGCGCGATCAACGACAACGGGGAATGTCCGGTGCGTGCCGACGCGCGGTATCTGCGCGCGCGCCTCCAGACAACGGGTAATTTCACTAACCTGCAAGGAATCGAGGTTCCCGAGCAGGAGATTCACACGACGGGCCGGCGATGAGCATTAAAGGCTATCCGCTTGCCCCTGAAACGCTGGCAAACGACGTTGACCACCGTCGCAAGATCGCGCAGACCGCGAATCTGGCGATGCAGGGAAAGCTGAATGCAGTGGCGCAAGTCACGCTGACGCCCAGCTCTACCACGACCACACTCACCGATTCGCGCATTGGCGCGACGACATTTATTGCGTTTCAGCCTTTGACTGCCGACGCCGCTGGCGCGATGTCTGGGCTCTATGTGTCATCGCAGAAAAACGGTCAGGCAACGATTACGCATGCGAGTGCATCGAGCGTAGACCGCACCTTCAACGTCCTTCTGATCGGATAAGCATGCTCTACGGCATACCGGCGCACGTCATTAACGACGTGTGGGACGAAGTTCGTCCGTGGATTGCGGCTGCCTGCAAAACATCGCGCGGGAAGTTTGATGAGAACGACATCCGGCTTGGCTTGCTGGAGCGCGACGACCAGCTCTGGATCTGGCGCAGCCCTACGGCTTACGCGGTGGGCATAACCCGCATCACGAATTACCCGAAACAACGTGTCTGCACGATTCGCATCGTGACGGGCAGGAACAGACGCGAGTGGGAAAAGGAATGTGTATCGCAGATCGAGCGCTGGGCCAAGGCTCAAGGCTGCGACGCAATGGAACTTCAGGCGCGGCCGGGGTGGGAGAAAGCGCTACCTGAATACGACAAGACCCACGTTTATCTGGAGAAGCGACTGTGATTCGCAATCCTCGGCAACTGCACCTGATGCGTCTGGGGCTGCCGTCGATCCCTGCTAATGGGGGCGGCGGTGGCCAAACTTCGACGGTCACGAAAAGCGATCCGTGGTCTGGTCAGCAACCTTACCTGCAAAGCGTCTTTGGCGGTGCGCAGAATGCATACAACCAGTATGCCAGCGATCCATCGTCATCCGTGGCAGGCTTCACGCCTCAGCAGCAGCAGGCGATGGGTCTCACGCAGAGCATCGCGAACGGAACGAATGCGGGTAACGCCTCGGCGGTCAACAATGCTGCAGGCAACTACACGACGAATCTCGTCAATGGCGACTACCTGAACAGCAACCCTGGTAACGCTGCTTTCAGCCAGTTCGCCAACGGGTCGATGAACAACAACCCGTACATGCAGGGCATGGCGAACGCCGCGGCGGATTCGATCACGCGGAACTACCAGACCGCGACTGCTCCACAGACGACGAGCCAGATGGAAGGCGCAGGTCGGTATGGTTCAGGCGCGATGATGAACGCGCAGAGCCAGAACCAGCAGAACCTTGCCACGCAGCTCGGCAACTCCATGAACAACCTGTACGGCGGAATGTATCAGACGAACATGGCGAACCAGTTGCAGGGCGCACAAGGTCTGTCGAGCAATTACAACACGGCCGCCCAACAGCAACTGGCTGGTGCTGCGAACGCTCCGAACGTCGTCAACTCGATCAACGGTGCGATCTCCAACCTGTACAACATGGGCGGCAACCAGCAGGCGCTCAACCAGTCGCAGATCAACGCGCCATGGCAGTTGCTGAACAACTATTCGAACCTGATACAAGGTCAGTACGGCGGTCAAACCTCCACGCAGCAACCGTACTACACGAACCAGATGGCTGGCGCGATGGGCGGAGCAATGGGCGGTGCGGCACTCGGCAGCATGCTCAGTAGCGGCTCGAACTATGGGGCGGGTGCTGGTGCTCTGCTCGGCGGTGCGATGGGTGCCTATTCTGATCGACGCCTGAAGAGCGACATCGAGCCGACCGGCGAAAGCCTCGAAAACGGTCTGCCGCTATACCGCTACCGCTATCTGTGGGATGCCTCGCACGTGCGTCGTGTTGGCGTCATGTCGGACGACGTTCGCAAGATGGCACCGGAGGCGGTGGAGCGCGACGCAAGCGGCTTCGACAAGGTGAACTACGACGCTATCGGAGGCGCGCATGTCCTTATTCGGTAACGTATTCGACTTCGCCAAGGATTCGATCGGAGAACTTGCTGCTCATCCGTTGCAGACGCTCGGCGCTGCGGTCGGAGTGCCGGGCTACGACCCGTTCTTCGGCGGCCTGTTCAACAACAAGCCTGGTGGCGCAATGCTGAGCCCGACAGGGAATTTCACGTCGAGCGCATGGCAGGACATGTACAACCGCAATCCTGGCGATGCGGCAGCGCTGAACCAGTTCTCAGGCATTAATTCGATCGCCGACAAGATCGCACCGATGATCGCTGGCTACTACGCGGCGCCGGGCATCGGCGCTGCATTCGGCAGTGCTGGAGGCGCGGCCGGTGGTGCTGCGGGCGCCGGCGCTGACGTTGCATCAGGCGCTGCTGGCGCTGCTGGCGCTGCGGGCTCTGCTGGAAGCGGCGTCGGTGCCGGGCTTGGAAGCTCTACTGCTGGCATGGCTGGCGCGGGCATGGGGACTTCCACGGGGCAAGGTCTGTATGGCCTGTTCGGCATGGGCGGCATGAACGGCGCGGGCGTAGGCTCAGGCGTCGGCGCGGCTTCTGGAGCAACTGGAGGCGCAACCGGATTGACCGGGCTATTTGCTGGGCCCGCAGCGGTCGGCGATGCCGGCATGGCTGGCGCTGTGGGTGCGGGGGGCTCCGGCCTTGGCGGCGCAATGGCGGCGGATCTGGGCAATGCATTGGGTTCGGCTCCGACTGGCATGTTTAGCGGTCTGCTGCCTGGTGGTGGCATGTCTGGAACTGCGAGCGGCGCGCTCGGCGGCGGTATCTCGGGTGACGTGGCCGGCGCGGCGCCGATGGGCGGATCGACGATGGGCGGATTCAGCCTGAATGGCAACACTGTGAATCAGGCGCAGCGTCTCATGCAGATGCGCAACCAGATGCAACAGCAACAACAGCAGCCGCAGGTCGTAGCGCAGACGCCGAATTTCGGGCAGAACCGATTCGGCAATGCCCCCAGACAGCCGCAGCAACTCGGCCCGTCGATGTCCTACGCGAACTTCAACGGTGCTACTAACCCCTTCGGATTCGGGAGCGCATATGGCTCTGTTTGATGGTGGTGGCGATGGCGGCCTGATGGGGATGTACGCCAATCCGCAGATGGCGGGTCTGCTCGGTATGTCGCAAGGACTGCTCTCGGCGGCCGGCCCATCGCGCATTCCTGTCTCGATGGGTCAGGCGCTGGGAGCAGGCATGCAAGGCATGCAACAGAACGCAGGCAATGCATATGGGCTCCAGAAGCAGCTATTGCAGATGCAGGCAATGCAGGGGCTTATGGGTGGTCCTGTAGCGCAGCCTTCCGGCGCGCAAGGTTCGCCGGTAATGGGTGCCGCGAATACTGGACCGATGTCTGGGCTGTCTGCTGGCATGGGCAGCATGGCGCCTACCGCAGCACCGCAAGCCGCTCCGCAGGCTGCCGGTAGCATCTATGGCAAGTCCCCGCAGCAACTGTTCCAGCAGGGCATGCTGATGAACATGGCCGGCATGCAGGGCGGCGGCGATCTCATGCGAATTGCGGTCGAGCATGACCCGTCGCTGGCTGCGCAGATGCCGACCGACATTACGAAAATGGGTGTTCAGGGCGGCATGACGCCGGATGAGATTCAGGCGGCTAATCGCAGCGGCGTCGCGAAGGTGAATTACATCGCCCCGGTCAACGCACGTCCTGGTGCGATCCTGCGCGATCCGCTCACGATGCAGCCGATGGCGTTCAATCCGCAGATTCCAACTGGCGGCACACCGACATTTGATGCGAGCGGCAACGTGATCGGCATCCGTCCGATTGCTGGGGCTGCAGACATCACATCGCAGATGGCGGCAGCCAAGACGGCCGGCGAAGGCTCCGCGCTGCCGTATGCCGGTGTTGATGCGCAGGGCAATCCGTTGCCGGTGACGAACCGCACCGCGGCTGCGACTGGAGAACTGCCCGCACCGCTGCGCAACAACAACCCTGGCGCGATGATGCCTGGCGGGAAGCTGGCCCAGTATCCAGACATGCAAACCGGCTTGCAGCAGATGGACGCCAATCTTGCGAGCTATGGCAAGCAGGGAGTGAATACGCTAACCGGCGTGATCTCCAAGTGGGCGCCTCCGAACGAGAACAACACGCAGGCATACATTCAGGACGTGTCTCAACGTCTCGGCATCAATCCCACCCAGCCGATCGACCTGTCGAACCCGGCCGTGCGCCAGGCTATCTCAACCGGGATCATGCTGCATGAAAACGGGCCGTCCGCTGTCTTCAGAGGTGGATCGGCGCCTCAGCCTTCTGGCGGCCAGATTTACGCAGCCCCTCCGATGGGTGCTGCAAACGCTGCAAACGCTTCGCAAGGCGCGCCGAGCAAACAGATGGCCGACTCATACAGCGCGCTCTCGAACTCTGATTCGAGTTATCAGCAGTCGCGCGAAGCGTTGCAGGAAATGATCAACCTGGCGCACAACAAGGGCGCGGCCGGTGCTGTTGTCGGCGTGCTGCCGGCGTCTGTCGGGACGAAGATCAGTCCTGACGCGGCGACGTATCAGAAGCTGCATGCCACCTACGTTGCGCTGCAGGGCAAAGCGTTGGGTTCTGGTGGTACAGACGCCTCTCGCGCGACGATCGACGAAGCCGTTCCGACCTATGACAAGCCGCAATCCGCGATGGTCGGCGGCCTGACAACGCAACTCAACAATCTGGACCTCGGCCATATCAAGACGCAGTTTCTGACGCCGATCTACCAGCAGGGCAACGAGAAGGCATATACGCAGCAGTCGGCGGCGTTCGACCAGAACATCAAGCCGTCGATGGTGCAGGCGTTGACGCTCTCCGGTGATGCACAGCGCGCGGCGGTGCAAGCGGCGGTCAAGGCGAATCCATCGTTGCGGTCTAACTTCGAGTGGGCATTCAACAACGGGTTGCTGAAATGAGCGCCTTTGACGATTACCTCAGCGCTCCTGCCCCGCAGGCAGCGCCGTCGTTCGATACATACCTCGGCGCATCGGCACCAGTCCCGGCGTCGGCAGCGGGCGGTACGGGAGCCGCGGCACCACAGACCGCTGCCGGGCAACCTGGGATGCTCGCGTCTCTCGGCGCGGGGCTCGGCCATGGCGTTCAGCAGGCCGCATTGGGCACACAGCAATTGCTCGGTCGCGGCGCGTCAGCCATCGGCTTGAACAAAGTCGGCAACTGGCTGACGCAGGATGCTGAGCAAGGTCTCGCGCGCGGCAACGCCGACTATGCGCCGTATTCTGCCGCGCATCCGATCGTTGCCGGTGCGGGTGACATTGGCGGACAGATTGCCGGCACTGCGCCGACGATGCTGATGGGGCCGGAATTCGCCGGCCTTTCTTTGGCCGGAAAGGTCGGTCTCGGAGCCGCGCAAGGTGCTGCCGGTGCAGCGATGATGCCTACGGATGGAGAGAATTTCTGGTCCGACAAGGCTAAACAGGTGGGTATCGGTGCTGGTCTCGGTGCCGCCGTACCTGCTGCTTTTGCTGGAGCGCGTGCGGCTGGCAATGGCCTTTGGAACGTCGTGCAGCCTGTCGTGCAGCCCGGCCGTTTTGTCGGCCAAGGTCTGGCCGGCGCGATGGACCCAGCAGAAGCGGCGGCGGCAGCGTCGAATATCCGCAGCGCTCCGCAGTTCGTTCCAGGCTCGGTCCCGACAACCGCGCAGGCAGCGCAAACGCCTGTCATGGTGCAGACGGAAAAGGCGGCGGGGAACATTCCGGCGTTCAAAACTGGCGCATTGCAGCGTGGAGTGGACAACAACAACGCGCGCTGGCAGGCTTTGATGCAAGTAGCGCAGTCGCCCGAAGCATTGCAGGCTGCTCAGTCCGCGCGCGCAGATGCCGTCCAGCCGCTATACGACGCCGCGGCGAATCAGACCGCCAATGTCGGCAAAGCCTTCCTCAATCTGGCGCAGCGCCCCGCCATGCAGCAGGCCATGCAGCAGGCCGAAACACTCGCCGCGAATCGTGGTGAGACGCTTACATGGCCACAGCAGGGCGGCAACATGGCAATCAGCGGTCGCGCGCTCGACTACACGAATCGGGCGCTGGGCGACATGATCGGCAGCGCCAAGGCGAGCGGAAACAAGGAACTCGCCTCCGGTCTGGCTGACGCGCAATCGCAACTGCAATCGTGGACGGCGCGATATATCCCTGCTCAGCGTGAGGCGACCAAGACGTTTGCGCAGATGAGCGTGCCGGTCAACACGATGGAAGCGGGGCAGGCTATCGCAAATGGGCTCGGCACGCGCGCGATGAATGCCGGCGGCGTCCCTGAAATTCAGATGATGCCGTTCCGCTCGGCGCTGCAAAGCGCGATGAAGAACTCTCCGTATGGGATCGACGCGAACGCTCTGCAATCGCTTCAAGGTATCGGGCAAGACTTGCAGCGCGCGACGGTCTCGAATTCGATCCGCTCGCCGGGCAGTGACACGGCCTACAACCTGGCGGCGAATGGCTGGCTTGCAAAGCAGCTTTACGGGCCGACGTTCGGCGGGGCAGGGAACGCAGGGAAGGCTATTGGCGCGCTAGGTGCTGCTGCGCTCGGTCATCCGATGGTGGGACTCGGGATCATGGGCGGCGGCAACAAGATCGGCCAGATGGTCGGCAGCCGCCTTCAGGACCGTCTATCGGGCCTTCTTCTGAACCCGGACACGGTTCTCCCGTACCTCGATGCTCGTGCTGCCGCGGCGGCGCAGGCGGTTCCAAACCCGCTGATGCATGGGCTCCTGAACTATGGGCGTCCAGCCATTACCAACGGGCTTACGGGCGGCCTCATAAACGCCAACCAGTAATCCGATGACGCTGACGATTGCCAGTTTTACAAGTCCGAGCTGGATTATCTGGTCGATCATGAAAATCTCCGAACCCCGCCACGTGCGGGGTTTTTCATTATAGGTGAAACCAAATGGCACTCTGGCAATGGTCCACAACTCCGGCGAACAATGCTTCAGCCGGGGCGATCGATTGGGCTGAAGGGCAGCCGCCTAGCACGGTGAACGATTCTGCACGCCAGATGATGGCCGATGTTGCGACGTGGTTTCAATCGCCCGAATGGCTGAACTATGGTCTCACGCCAACTTATGTCAGCGGCACGCAGTTCACCGTGGCCGGAAACCAGACCTCGATCTATTCAGTCGGCCGCCGCGTGAAGGCAACTGTCACGGCCGGCGTTGCCTACGGCACGATAAAGACTTCGGCTTACACCTCTCTCACCACGGTTACGGTGACATGGGATTCGGGCGGCAATCTCGATAGCGGCCTATCTGAGGTCGATGTCGGGATATTGAACCCGCTCTTTTCGTCTCTTCCGTCTGCAATCGTTCCGTCGCCGCTAACCGTTGGAAATACCTCTCTTGCAGATCAGACGTTGGTGAATTTTGTCAACAACGCCAATAACTGCTCGCTGTTCATGCATCAGGCGGACGCAACCTTTGGTCTTTTCGACAATGGGCGATCGCTGCCGCGATGGACTTCCGATGTATCGGGCAACTTCACGGCAACCGGAAACGTTACCGCCTATTCTGACAAGCGGCTGAAGTCGAACATCGAGACCATCGACAACGCTCTCGCGCGTGTCAAGAAACTCAACGGTGTCACCTACAACCGCAAGGACATTGAGCAAGGCGTCCGTCACATGGGCCTGATCGCTCAGGACGTGCAGCGCGTGGCTCCTGAGACCGTGAGGACAGGCCCTGACGGATATTTGTCCGTCGCATACGGGAACCTGGTCGGGCTGCTCGTAGAAGCCGTCAAGGAACTGGCCGCCGAGGTCGAAACGCTGAAGGGTGCGCAATGACACTTCCGGCAAGCGGCGCTATTTCCATGTCGCAGGTCAACGCCGAACTCGCGCGCGCCTCGAATGCTTCCACGAATCTTAACGAGACCATTGTCAGGAAACTGGCTGGCAAGCCTTCCGCTGCAATCAGCATGAACGATTTGCACGGAAAGAATGGGCTCAGGTTCGACGGCAACCTGACTGTCCTCCCAAACGCGACAAATGACCCTGCTACTGCATGGTATGGCGGCATTTTCGGCGGCTTGCAGCAGTTAAGCGGCGCACAGAATTTCCTCCTGATTGTCGTATTCGACGCGGCTCCGAACTGGTCTGGAAATATCACGGTCACTAACAACACAACGGGCGCTTCAGCGGTCTGCACAAAAACGAGTTCAACGACATGGGCGCTTTCAAATGCCAATCCGAACATCGTCGTGAACCGCGGTGGTAACACCGATAACTTTTCAGTCGTACCAAGCTAACTAACCACGGGGTTCTCATGGATCAGCATATGGCCGCAATTGTGGAGTTGCGTGAACGTGTTCGCGCGCATGACGAGGACATTGCCCGTCATGACCAGCATCTTGCCAAGCTCGATGAAACAGTCGCCGAGTTGAGATCAGCGATTGCCACCGTCGCGACCAAAGACGACATCATGAAGTTGCGTGTCGATATTTCCGAGAAGTTCGGGCAGCGCATGACGGATGCATTAAATGCGATTCCGGCCAAGTGGGCGGCGATTTTCGCCGGAGGCCTGATGGTGGTGGAGATCATTTCACTGTTCGTCAAGAACCATGGATGACGAACTGATCGACCAGCGCTTCCAGTTGGTCAGCGATCAGATGGCGCACCTCAATACACGTGTCGCCGATCTCGAAGAAGAGCTTGGGGAGCATGCCGAGGAAAAAGAGTCGCGGCATTCCCGGCTCGTCAACTGGCTGATGCTAGGCCTGTTCGTTGTCGAGGTCGCCATCGGCATCTATCAACTCGTGTGGGTCTCTCATCATGCGTAACCTTTTCCGCCTCTACATGACGGTCAGGAAGCCGCGCAATTTCCTGATCCTGCTGTGCATCTTCATCGGCACCTCGCTCGCATTGCATTTCCTTGTCGGGACTGATGTCGATTTTGGCGCCACCAATCTGATCCTCTCTATCGAAGCATCGACCGCCAGCGCAGTTCTGATGATGGTGGCGGAGGAATCCGCCGATCTTCAGCGGAAAACGGTCGATTCGCAAGGACAGATGCTGTCTGCGCTGCTTTCGATCGCCGAGGCGCAGCGCGACATGCTGGCCGATCACGCGGCGCTTCTGCGCACGCTCAAGGAAGGGGATGAACGTCTCCTGCAAACACTCACCGGTAAGGGGGAATGATGCAGTACTCAAAAGATGGCATGGCGCTCACCGAGTATTTCGAAGGCTTCCGTGATACCGCCTATCAGGACTCGAAAGGCGTCTGGACTATTGCTTATGGACATACGCGCGGCGTCCACCCAGGCATGACCTGTACGCAGGAAGAGGCCGATCAATGGCTGCTCGATGACGTTGCAGAGGCAGCGAACGCAGTCAATCTGTATGTGAAGCCCGGTGTGACTCAGGAAGAATTCGACGCGCTGGTCGATTTCACGTTCAACGTCGGGATCACGGCGTTCAGAACTTCAACGCTGCTCGCCAAGTTCAACGACAACGACGTGCAGGGCGCGATTGACGAATTCGAGAAGTGGGACATGGCTGGCGGCAAGCATGTGGCCGGTCTGCTGCGCCGGCGCAATGCCGAACGCGCGCTGTTCACTCTGGGCGCCGACTTCTCGAAGGAAGAAGCACCGGGGGAAGCTCAGGCAGAACCGGAGGCGCAATCGTGAACCAGACATCGCCATGGTTGACCGGTGGGGCGACGATCACCGCGGTACAGCTTGAGCCTCTTGTTCGCTGGGCGCTGCTCGGCTTTCATCAACCGATGCCCGATGCCGTTCCCGGTGTTGTGGCCGCACTTCTATTCACCGGCGCGCATGCGCTTCTGAATCTGCTCACCAAGAGCAAGACCCCGCAGTAACCATCCCACTCTGAAGGAAAGACCATGAAACGTATGCTGCTCATCGCGGCAGGATTACTCCTGTCCGCTTGCTTCGTCGCTGGCTGCTCGACCGTTCAACAGGCCGATGTCGCGCAGAAGGCTCAGTTCCTACAGGCGCAAGTCGCAAAGGCTTGCTCAGTCGTTCAGCCGACGTTGCTGAGCATCAAGGCAATGGAAGTCGCGGATCCGGCGCAGGAAGCCGTGTTCTCGACGCTGGCCGATCTGAACGGCAAAGTCTGTGTCGCTGGCGCCACGGTCGATCCGTCGTCCATCTCGACGCTCATCAACACGTCGATTCCCGCCGCGCTTCAGGTCGTCGCGCTCGTGCCAATGGATCCTGCAACGAAAATGGGGGTTCAGGTCGGCCTGATCGCGTTTCAGACTGCTCTATCTGCTGCGCTGGTCCAGTACGGGCCTGTTGGCACCGTGAGCCAGTAATGTCGCCGCGCGATTACGCGCTGATCGCGCAAGAGGCCTACACCGCAAAGCCTGACATTGGCAATGCGGATAGTGCCTCGCGCGCCATCGTGCGCCATACCGATTCTGGGCTGTGTATCGCGTTTCCGGGCACCGACAACGCTGCGTGCTGGGTTACAGACCTCGACGCAGTGCCTATGTCCGTCCCTGGCGTGGGAAACGTACATCGGGGTTTCTGGCAGGCCTGGCAGGCTATCGCCGTTCCCGTGCTAGCCGCTGTCGCAGGAGATCCAGTGACACTGATAGGCCATTCGCTAGGCGCAGCAATCGCTGTCATGGCGGCGGCGGAAATGACACTAAGCGGAAATCCGCCTGCGGCCGTGTTTGCCTTTGAACCGCCGCGCGTCAGTCCCGGTATAGCAGTGCGCGCTCTCCTGTCGGGCGTTCAGATGCATCTTTACAGGAATGGGCTGGACATCGTTCCAGACGTGCCTTTAGGTTGGCAGCACGCGGGGCTGCTTACACACATCGGCAAACCGGTCCTGCCACTTCCGAACGTGATAGATCATTCCATTGAGCGCGTGATAGACGCTCTATCTGTCTCAATTTGACGTTTCTCGGGCTTCGATGTAGCGTGTCAGCCTTCATGTTGAGGCGAAGACCATGACTGCTCAGAAACAGATTCCCGATTCGCATATCAAGGCAAACGCTGCAAGTCAATTCGAGCATGCTCTTGTGGGCGCCGAAATTCTCGTGCGTCGCCGGCATGAGATCGTCGCCGGCATGATGGGAGAGGGACGAACGCTCGAAGAAAGCGAAACCGCTTTCGTTGAGCAACTTCGCCATTTTCTCGATGAGGCTCGCCGGCATGGCCGTATCGCAGAACTCACAGAAGAAGAAATGGAATCGCGTTGCGCCCACTTCGACGGCGCCATTTCCACTTCGTTCCGCATGAACTAGCCGATCAAGGCTTCTGGAATTGGCGCATCTGGCTCTGAGGCCAAGGTTGATAGGCATCAACAGGATCGGCATTGAGGTTCGGCGACCAGTAAGAGCCGCCGTTACCCGACTGCCCCGAGCCGGCCGAACTGCCGCCTCCGAACGCGCCGGCCGCTGCGCCTACGGCGCCATGGTTTCCGCCGCCATGATGGCCTGCGTTGGCGCTCGCCGTCGATGCGAACGAGGAAGCGGAGAATGTAAGTGCTGCGAAGGCGATAAGATAGTGCTTAGCCATGATTGGATCTCCTGTGAAGGTCCGTTTGTGGTCAGGGACGGCAGCCGCGCCAACGGCTTGTCTGTCCCGCTTCAACTGCATTTCCCGCTCTGGCAATTCCGTCGCACGAGTGCTTAAAAAGTGCTTATGAACGCGCCAGACTTACTACAGTAAGCCGTGTTGGACCGACTCGGGATCGGTCTTCATACTTTCTTCCCATCCCCGTCTGGCAATGCTTCCAGCCAGTCGTTCCTTGCCTGCATTGGATTTGAGCCTCTTCTGTGGTTCGTGATTCGGTGACGTTGCGTAACGTTCAGACTACATTCTAGTGCTTATTTTCGGAGTCGGTGCTAAATTCGGTGCTAAATTTTCGTCCATAAGCACCGAGGATCTGCACCATGGGAACAATCACCCCGCGCTCCACAAAAAGCGGCTTAGTGTACACCGCGCAAATCAGGATCAAGCGCGGCCGCAAGGTCGTGCATAGTGAATCGAAGACGTTTGAGAGGAAGGCTATCGCCCAAAGGTGGATGACGATGCGCGAGGCTGAATTGCATCGTCCTGGCGCGCTGAACATGGGCCCTGATCCCAAGCTGTCCGAGGTCGTCAATAAGTATCTGGAGGAATCCACTGGTCATATCGGGAAGACGAAGCGCCGGATACTGGAGACGATCGCGGCTTCAGATGTCGGCGAACTGAAGTGCAGCGCAGTGACCAGCGTTGCACTGGTGGACTGGGTGAACACGCTCAACTGCAAGCCGCCTACGAAGCGAACCTACATATCGCATCTGTCTCCGGTCTTCAGGGTGGCTCAGGCGGCTTGGGGTTATCCGTTGCATAAGCAGCAGATGGAAGATGCCGCGGTCGTTCTTAAAAAGCTCGGAGCTACCGCCAAATCAGCGGAAAGAACGCGTCGCCCGACTCTGGACGAGCTTGAAAGGATTCTGAACTACTTCAAGGAAGTGGAAGGCAGGCAGCCCGGAGGCGTACCTATGGTTGCGCTGATCGTGTTTTCGATCTTCAGCGGACGCCGGCAGGGCGAGACGTGCAGAATTCTGTGGGAAGATGTGGAGCCGGGTCGTGTGCTCGTTCGGCAGATGAAAAACCCCGAAAAGAAGCTGACGAACAACGTATATTGCGACCTCACGCCAGAAGCTCAGCGGATCATTGAGTCACAGCCACGGAAGGACGAGCGCATATTCCCGTACAACGCGCCGTCAGTGTCAACGATATTTGCGAGGGCATGCAGGTTTCTGGAGATCGAAGACTTGAGATTCCATGACCTACGACATGAGGCCGCAAGCCGCCTTTTCGAGATGGGCTGGACGATACCCCACGTCGCCGCGGTGACAGGTCATGCCACATGGCAAAGCCTTCAGCGATATACCCATGTGCGGCAGACGGGGGACAAGTACAAAGACTGGAAGTGGCTCGATTTCGTCACGCATGGGAAGTCAGCATAGCGCGTTCGCGAACGGCTGCTGAACGCCTCGATTCGAGGTATTCGGCCAGGTCTTCAACGTGCACGAACATGGCGGCCTTTTGTGACCGGTCAGACCGGACAATCGGGAATCCCAGGTCATTCGCGCGCGCGCGCCGGTTGAACGTATCCTCCGAAAGGTGCGGAAAGAAGTTCAGCCGTACCGTTTCGATGGGCAGCAAAGGCGCATTGAACTGCGCTTCAAGTCGCTTCAGAGTCGAATTCATTTCACACCCCATGCGTTCTTCGTGGTTTCAACCATGCGTTGTGCTGCGTCTGTCATTTACTGCTGCTCTCCCGCTTTCTGTGACAGGGCGGCCGGCAGTGCGGTTAGTGGCTGCCAGTGCGTCGGGCTTGGCATGCCGCCCATCCAATCCATCCAGCCCTCAAAGTCGTCCCGGTCGGTTTGTCCCAGATACCTACCGTCTTCATCCCGATATTCGGTCGTGCCACCTTCATCGCGTACCCACTGGCCGCCCGCAACATCTACCCCGTTGGTCATCAAGATCCACGTTCCATCCTTCGGCGCAGTCTCAATCGGCTGCCACGCATCCCGCCCGTCTCCATTCTCAACAGCGGCGGTGGGAGCGGTGTAGAGCGGCGTCCCAATCGGCACATCGGACGCTTTGAAGCAGGCCATCGTGAAGCCATCCGTACCCGGCATTGCGCCTGCTTGGCCCACCGCCTCTTTCCCTGCTGCCGTGAGGTCTGCCGAATGATTCGCAATATGCCGCTCGATGTCGTGCTTGAGAGCGTCGCGCTCGGACTCAAGGGCGGTTAGGCGGGCGACTTGCTGCTCGATCAGGTCGGCGGCTTCGTTGCGCACGCCGTGGCCAGCCTCTTCCTCGACCGTGTCGCGCAGCCGCTTAATCAGGTCTTCAACCATTATTTGTCTCCTTGGCGAGTTGGCTTATTTCGGCGGCTAGTCGATGGCAAGTTCCGTTGACGTAGAACTGGACATGCTTCGTCGGCTCGGGCGACCATTTGACGCCAGCGAGGCATACGGTATGCGCTTCCTCAAGCGCCGCGCGGCGGGATGCTTGCCATGCATCGATCATCAGAGTCATAACCATAGACTCGTGATATTTCGTGCGACGCCCATCATCTCCCTTGGGATACTCCCGATCGAACCATGTGTCGAAATCGCTCACGATTTCCCTCCGCTCACAGGTTGCGCGGCGGTCAGAAGAGCACGCCCTGCTTCAACAACATCATCAGGATGGATATGACTATCGGCGATGCCCTTCAGTGACTGCCAGATCTGCTCGTCCATCAGCGCCCGCCCGTCCTGCTCGGCAGATTGCGTGGGCTGTTGTGGGGCGGCTACAGCCGACTGCAATTCATCGATGCGATATTGCAGTTTCCGTCGCACATGCTCGCCATTTTTCGGCAACTTCAGCACCTTCCAATCATCCGTACCATCAAGGGCACTTCGCGCTCGAAGCTCTATCCATCGCAGCCGCCGAGATTGTTCGCGACTCCGTTGCGCTGTTCGCTCAATATGTTGAAGCGCAGCACGCAACTTGTTCGGGTCATTCAAGGCTACTGGAGCGACGTTCACGCAAGACCCGTGGTGTTCTGCATGGCCGCATCGAAAGCACCGGGCCACCGGATCTTGCCCCGCCACCTTTTCGGCGGTGAGAGCGGCGCGGGCTTGCCAGCCGTCCCACATGTCATCGACATAACCGGATCGGTACGCTCCGGCAATGGTCTGGTGAAGGTCGCGATCGCATAGTCCGCAGTGCGTCTTACACCAATGTTCAAACGCTTCCCGCTCCCCAATCGCCCCATTGGCTGCGTCCTCACCGCTCGGCTTAGCGCTGGCAGCGGCGCGGCGGTTCCAGAGTGATATTGCGTCTGCTTCGCTGCTGGCAGGCACGAGATGGACGGACACGAAGCAATCAGCATTCGAGCACTCGACTCGGACTTTCGCGTTGCCCCACATGGTCGGAGTCTCGCCACAAAACGGGCATGGCAACAGTTCCTCACCGCTCGGCGAAGTGTGATTTGTCGTGGTCATTTGCTGTCCTTTGCGCGGGCTTTGAGTTCGCGGCTGGCCGAATCGTGAGCGCGCAGGTATTCGTTTATGCGGCCATCGTCCGGCAGCTTGTCGTTGAGTTTTTTCCACAGGTCTTCGAGTCGCTGGCGATTCGTCTTCCCGAAGCTGTCCGTATAGTCATCTAGCAGGCGAGCCGCCTGACGCGTGCGCACGTCCTTCCGGTCAAATTCGGTTGTGATGTTCAACAGCCACCGAAGTGCATCGATACCGCTGAATACCGAAAACGCCAGATCGGAAGCGGCATCCGTCACCGCCTCGTCTGCTTGCTCGGCGTCACCGCACGATTGCGCGGGAGCAGCGGTGGGGTCTTTCGCCGTGCAGCGGCGAACACTTGAGCAAAAAGCCGGGGAATCGCAGCATTGGGTATGGTCGGCAGCATGAGCGGGAGCGGCAGCAAGCATGGCGTCCCATACCCATTGCCAGTGCGGCGGCGTTCCGGCAATTCCTGACGGAGTATCGTTCGCGGCGTCGATCATTGCGTTTGTCACCTTCTCCGGAACCAGCCTCCACCCTTCGGGCACGGCAGGCTTGCTTGCAAGCAGGGCGCGGGCAGCGTCGTAGACGTACGGCTTCAGGTCCGTCTGGCCTTCCTTGATAGTGAAACCGTGCGCCATGAAAATGTCGCGAATCTGCTCATTAGTCATAGCCTCTCCAGCGATCTTGGTAGTGGTGGTATTCACTTGACGTCTCGCTTGTAGTAAGAGTCGCAGCCGCACTTGGGGCAGACGAGTTGCGTGGCGTTTTTCCACTTCTTGTGCCGCACGCCAACAAGATCGGACTGCATGCCTTTCCACCCGCATTTGCGCACCTTGCTACATTCGATGGGCTCGTCGAATTTGCCAACCGGAGTGTTATTGACTTCTGCTGCGTCTGTATCGGTATTCATGTCGGGTTCCTCTATGCCGCTTCAGATTGAGCTTGAGAGTAGGGTGAATGCTGCTGCAGCCACTCTTG